TTACATTCAACAACGCATACAAGTTTCCAACTTCAGACGGCACAGCAAATCAAGTTCTCTCTACAGACGGTAGTGGGACATTATCGTTTTCTACTGTATCTGTATCACAAACTTTAACTGTTCTTGGTAGAAGTTCAAACACAAACATATCAATAACATCTGGCACCCTTGCAGTAGAAGGTAGATCAGGCAATGTAAATATAGGAGTATAATATGGCAGCAAGATTTCCATTAATCGTAGATTCATCAGGAACACCTGCAATCGAAGAGATTGCAAGTGGTGATGTACTTGATCTAACTGGATGTCAGGTAAAATTAGGTAGTGAAGCAACATTGACAGATGGTGCAACTATCTCATGGGATGTATCGACTTCTCCGATAGCAAAAGTTACTTTGGGTGGCAATAGAACATTGTCTGCGCCAAGTAATGCAGTAGGATCAGGACAATACATATCTTTACTTGTAATACAGGACGGAACAGGTAGTAGAACTCTAACTTGGAATGCAGTGTACGAATTCACAGCGGACACAGCACCAACACTTACAACCACTGCATCTTATGGTGATCTATTCACCTTTAGATACAATGGTACTAAGTGGTTAGAAGTAGGCAGGAATCTAAATTTAGTATTGAGTTAATATGAGTTTATTAGCAGTAGCAGGAGCAAATTCAGCAGTAGCAGGTGGCTACGATATTGATAACTCTTTGAAGTTTGAGGAAGATAATCTTGAGCTACTTTATAAAACTTTTTCAGGCGAAGGTACTGGAGCAGGTAGAACATTTACCATTTCTACATGGTGCAAAAGAACTGAACTTGGTGGTATTGATATAATTTTTGGTTTCGGTAGAGATACAAATGATTATGGAGATGGTGGTTTTAGAATAAATAGCGACCAGATTCAGCTTGTTAGTTTTCCTTATTCAGGTGGTGTAAATTCGTATAATATAAGAAGCACACAAGTATTAAGAGATACTTCTGCTTGGTATCATCTTATAGCAGCAGTAGATACTACACAGGCTACTACTTCAGATAGAGTAAGATTATATGTAAACGGAACAGAGATTACAGATTTTACGACATCAGATTATCCTGCACAAAACTTTCAGTGGAAAGTTGGAAGAGCTGAAGAACATATGATTGGTAATAGACCAGACGCTTCTGCAACTGAAGGAGCAGGTTTTTCTACTCAAAATTTTAGTGGTTACATGGCTGAGTTTTATTTTGTAGATGGTCAATCTCTAGCACCTACAGACTTCGGAGAGTTTGACGAAGATACAGGAATTTGGAAACCTAAAGCCTATACAGGCTCTTATGGCACTAACGGATTTTATTTAGACTTTGAAAACTCTGCAAGTTTAGGAGCGGATGGAAGCGGTAATGGTAATAACTTTACCCTAAACAACATCACATCCGCAGACCAAGCAACCGATACGCCTACTAATAATTTTGCAACGCTTAATCCTTTACTAGCCATTGATACTGCTTGGACTTATACAGATGGAGCAACAAGTGGTTATGATGCAGGTGGAGATTCCTTTGCTGAAGGAACTATAGGTTTTACAAATGGCAAATGGTATTACGAGATAGTTCAACCTGCTGAAAGTGGAAATCCAAGTGCAAATATGATGATGGGTTATGGAAGACCAAATCTTTGGGGTACAACTTCCAACGTAGGTGGAGATACTTATAGCTTTGCATACAATCGTACAGGGGTTGTTTTTTATAATGGTACTACTACAAGTGGATGGAGTGCTTATTCTAAAGATGATGTAGTTATGGTTGCGATAGATACAACTAATGGATTTGCTTACTTTGGAGTTAATGGTACTTGGGGAAATGGTGGCGTTCCAACAAGCGGAGCATCAGGAACTGGTGCTTTTGATTATGATAGTTTAGTAACTAATATATCTGTTGGAGATTTATTAATTCCTGCTCTAGCAGCAGGTAATGCAGGTAATATTATAGAAGTCAACTTTGGTGGCTTTACTGAGTTTCCAATAGCATCAGGCAATACAGACGAGAATGGCTACGGAAACTTTGAATATGCACCACCTTCAGGCTACTACGCCTTATGCAGTAAAAACTTAGCGGAGTTCGGATAATATGGCTTATACAACAATAGACGACCCATCAGCACATTTTCAGACTGCTACTTATACTGGTACAGGCTCTACACAATCTATTACAAATGATGGTAATAGTGATTTACAACCTGATTGGTTATGGATAAAAGCTAGAAGCACAGGAACTAGTCATTTATTAAATGATTCAAGTCGTGGGGTTACTGAATATCTTTTTTCTAATTTAACTAATGCGGAAACAACAAGCTCTGTTGATGTTACTTCTTTTAATTCAGATGGTTTCAGTTTATCAACTGGTGCATCTGTTAATGGTAGCGGTCAAACTTTTGCAGCTTGGCAATGGAAAGCCAATGGTGGAACGACTAGCTCTAATACAGATGGAACGCTAACCTCTACAGTACAAGCAAATACCGATGCAGGTTTTAGTATTGTTACTTACTCAAATCCAGCTACAGGAAATAAAACTGTAGGACATGGATTAGGTGTGCAACCTGAAGTAATTATATTTAAAAATACAGTAGATGTTGTTGATTGGCATGTTGCGAGTAAATATCTAACAAACTACAGAACTTATGGGATGCAGCTTAATTCAGACAATTCACAAGCAATTTATTCAAATGCAATGAATAGTACCGAGCCTACCTCTTCCGTATTTAGTATAGGTGGTATATCAAGAACTGGTGATAATGGAAACGAGGTTGTAGCTTACTGCTTCGCATCTAAACAGGGCTACAGTAAAATCGGCAAATATGTGGGAAACGGAAGCACAACTAATGGAGCATTTGTTTATACAGGATTTAAACCTGCTTTTGTTATGATTAAAGCTATTAATGCTACAAAAAATTGGGTTATGTTAGATAATAAAAGACTTGGATATAATGGTGGTATGTATTATCTTTACGCTAATACATCAGGAGCAGAAGGAGAAACACCAAGTTCAGGCGGACATATAGACCTTTTAAGCAACGGATTTAAAATTTATGATAACTGGACATTAACAAATCAAAATGGTGTAGATTATCTATACATGGCATTTGCAGAAAATCCATTTGTAACATCAACAGGCATACCAACAACAGCAAGATAATATATAATAGGAATTAATTATGTGGGCATTAGTAGAAAACAATCAGGTAGTAAAAGTCTTTACAAGACCTAAAGCTATTACTATTGGAGAGAACCAATATCCAAGCAATATAATGCAGGTTTGGTCTAATGACGAACTAGAAGCTATAGGCATCTATGCAGTACATTCAGATTACTCCAATGTAAAAGATAAAGCATATTACATTAATGGTGCTGAATCTTTTGTCTTTGAGGATGGTCAAGTCAATCACAGCTTTGCAGAAGCTACACCAAAAGAAATAGACGATGTAACTGACGAAGATGGTAATGTTACTTTAGGTCTTAAATCTCAACATAAAGAAATAATCAATCAACAAGCAGGCGGTTTATTACAACCTACTGACTGGTATGTCATCAGAGAATCAGAAGGCGGTTCAGCTTGTCCAGATAACATAGCATCTTGGAGAACTAGCGTAAGAACCAAGTCTAATGAGATGTGTGCCATGATTGATGGTGCTGCTGATGTCGATGCTCTTGCAGCTTTATACGAATACGACATTGAAACACATACAAGACCGCTTGGTGAGTTTCCAGTCTTAGGAAGCTAACATGGCAAATACGAAAGTACCAAGTGAATTAATAGCAGATAACTCTGTTGGCATAACTCAGCTTAATGTATCTGATGGAACTAATGGTCAGGTACTTACCACTAATGGTTCTGGTACTTTATCTTTTTCTACCATTTCAGGTTATACGGATAGTGATGTAGAAACCTATCTAAACACCTCTGCTATCTATACTGATGCTACCAATGATAGATTGGGTATTGGTACGAGTTCGCCTTCTGGAAACCTCCATGTAGACGGCGGAGAGGTATTCTTTACCTCCACAGGTAACTCAAAACTTCAAATTAAGGCAGGTAACACGTCGTCGTCGTTTATTGAGTTTGGCGATTCAGATGATGGAAATGTAGGTCGATTGCTTTATTCACATTCTGACAACAGTATGCAATTTACTGTTAACGCAGCAGAACGCATGCGTATCGACTCATCAGGCAATGTTGGAATAGGAGCAACATCTCTACTATCATCTGGTGGTGCAGATGCAACAACCTTCACTGTAAAAGCTACTCAGTATCCTCAAATATTTATGATTGCATCAAATGCTGCTGCTAATAGTACAACTTATAGACAAATTGTACGACATACGCGTGAGTATCAAATTCAAGCCATGAACGATGCAGGAAGTGGCGAACAAACTGCTTATGAAATCAATCGAGCAAGTGGTTCTAGTTCAATTGACTCCCAAAAATGGTTTGTTGGAACTTCAGAAGCCATGAGGATTGATAGTTCAGGGAATTTAAGAGTTGGCTTATCAAATTCTACACCTGCTAATAATACAGAAGCAGGATTTTTAGCAGGTTCAGCAAGTGGCTATGCTTCATGTTTTATACAGATACCAAATAATGCAGTTAATGGTTACGGCATACTTGGATTTTATGCAGGTAGCACACTACTAGGTAATATTACTAAAACAGGTTCAAATAGCTGTGCTTACAATACTTCATCAGACTACAGACTAAAAGAAAATGTTAATTATGACTTTAATGCTCTTGATAGAGTTGCACAATTAAAACCTGCTAGATTTAATTTTATAGCCGATGCAGATAAAACAGTAGATGGCTTCTTAGCACACGAAGTACAAGACATAGTTCCTGAAGCTATTACAGGTGTTAAAGATGAAATGCAGGAAGAAGAATACGAAGTAACTCCTGCTGTTCTAGACGAAGATGGAAACGTAGTAACTGAAGCAGTTATGGGTACTAGAGAAGTTCCTAAGTATCAAGGCATAGACCAATCTAAACTTGTACCGCTTCTTACCAAAGCCATCCAAGAACAACAAACCATCATTGATGACCTCAAAGCAAGAATAGAAACATTAGAAAACTCATAAAAAAATAATATATAATTAAGTAAAACTTTTAGGAGAAAAACATGGAGAAAAAAGATAATAACAACATGAACGAAGATTCAATAATCATCACTTTAGACGATAAGCAATTTAGAGCTTCTGAACTTAACGATGACCAGAAAGTTCTTGCTGCTGAGTTACATGGTATCGCTGATGAAATGCGACAACTGGAAGCTAGGTTTAACAAGCTCAACAGAGATAAAAACTATCGCATCTTGGATTTTCAAAACAGCTTAGAACAACCTGAAGAGGAGAAATAAATGTTTGAAGTATTAACTATCGCAAATTCAATTTTCATTATTATGCTTTCTTGGATGCATAAAGATCTTATCGAAAAGGTATTTAAAAAATAATGCCTGCTCGTGTTACTGCATCTGATGTTAATTTGGAACTCCAGAAACATGAGGTGCAATGTAGTGAAAGATGGTCACAAAACTGGAACAGGATGAAAAAGATTGAATCCAGTATCGAAAATCTAGAATCTAAACTTGATACTCAATTTGAAAGACTGGATAAAAAAATAACTTATATGATAGTCACTGGATTCTTTTTAATTCTTGGTACATTAGTAGCAGCAGTATTTGCATAAATCACAATGGCTAAACCAAAAAAGTCAGTAGCCAAGACTCACGATTACCAGAGAGCCAAAACTAAACGAACCTCTATTGGCTCTTCACCAAATACCTATCCCAAAAACAAAAACAAAAAAGCTCAGTTCAAAAAGTATAGAGGTCAGGGAAGATGATTGATAAATTCATAGAGCCAGTCAGCAAGATTTTAGATAAGTTTGTTGCTGATAAAGATTTAAAAGCTAAGTTGCAACACGAATTGAATACAGAATTACACAAAGCAAACATGGCTCAGATTGAGCTTAACAAAGTTGAAGCAGGACACAGATCAATCTTTGTTGCAGGATGGAGACCATTTCTAGGGTGGGCATTATCTTTTGCTATGGCATGGCATTATGTCTTAGCTCCACTAATTCTTTTTATTGCAGCTTTCTTTGGCAAGACATTACCAACATTACCTCAGTTTGATATGGCAAGTCTTATGACAGTGCTAATGGGTATGCTTGGACTTGGTGGACTAAGAACTTATGAGAAGGCAAAAGGTTTAACCAAATAATGTATTTAGCTATGAATGAAAATAAGATAGACTACGCTACTCTCAAAAAAGAGATCATTGAAAAAGAAGGCATGGTGCTTCACTGCTATGATGACCCTTTAGGAAAGAAAACTATCGGGGTGGGTAGACTAATAACTGAAGATGGGGGAATCACAGAAGAAGAAGCACTATATCTTCTTGATAATGACATCAAGAAAATAGAACAGTTCTTAGATGAAAGGTGGGCAATCTGGAGAGACCTACCTCTTGATGCTCAATACGTAACTTTTGATCTTTGCTTTAATGTCGGACTAAACGGATTCATGGCATTTAGAAAGACCAGAGCTTACATGGAACTAGGCGAATGGGATAAAGCAGCAGAAGAGCTGTTGAACTCAAAGTATCATGAGCAGCTTCCAAGACGAAGCATGATCAATTCTGAAAGATTAAGGAAGTGTGCTGATAGCTCATAAGTGTCATGGCTCTGCATCATACTCACCACATAGGTAATGCAGGAGAGTTTTTAGCTGCAAGCATCATTGCCCAAGTTGCAGACCAAGTATTCATAACCAGTCAAGGCATCGCAGATATAGTTTTTGAATACGATTATCAATTCTATAGATGCCAAGTCAAAACCAAATCACAACACGAAATCCATCGCATCAATTGGCGATTTGATCTGAGACGTAGCAAAGCAAAAGACAGACAATATCCAGAGAACACCATAGATCTGTATGCTCTGGTTTCTTTAGAGCTGCGGAACGTAGTCTTTATCAGAGATCACACTGACAAGCAGATCACCATTAAAGATGAGCATATGAAGCACAATGATGCGGTCAAAAATCTCTTAGATGTCCTAGAAAAATAATTTAAATAAATTGTTTACTTATATACTTATTAATGTGTATAATACCCTTATGTTAATCAATAAGGGAAAAAAGATGACACAAAAACACAGAGCAAAAAAACTAGCGATAGGCAAATACCTTTACAGAGGTTATCAAATCGTCAGAGCATCAGATTATTATGATTCAGATTATGTTCATTGGAATATAGGTAATTGGGAAAAATGCCCTCTAACTGGTACTGAGGGATGGTCTTACAATGATTCAGCCAATACATTATCTGATGCTAAGTGGCTGATTGATAGTTGCGAAGATAGGAAGGTAGTGTAATGAATAATTTCGGTTCAACAAAAAGAGAATATTTTTATATAGCTTCTGGTGAGCTTAACAAAATGTATGTGCTTAGATACTTTTGCCATGAAGAATGGTTTGCTTATGACAACAGTGGTGAGAATCAAACAGATCACCACGTCAGAAATCTTTCTATTGATTGGAAAAAAGCTGTAGCTAAAGCTAATGAATACGTTAAGAGAGCTAATGCTAATCGTGGAAAAAAGATTAGATTACTAGGTGAGCCAGTGGTGCTTGATAAGATTGTTCGCAGAGATAAAGAAGTTATTGCTCAAGAGAAAGAAGCTGAAAGATTGGCTCAAGAAGAAAGAGCAAATAATATTCGCCTTCAAAACGAATATTGGGATGCCATAAGAGCTGAAAGAAACAACAATTTTATTATGACTTGTTGGGCAAATCACATGGCTAGAGAGTGCAAAAGATTTGATGCTTTACAAACTGAGCCACTAGACACTGAGAATAGAATAACTATGAAAGGTACTGTTAAAGCTATTAAACAATATCCTGATAACTATTCTTACTATAACGATTACATCTACAAAGCAATCATCGAGCTTGACGGCGGTCAAACAGTTTTTGGCTCTGTTCCAAGCTATGAGGTAACAAAATCTTATGATTATGACGGAGAGCAGATTACTAAGAAGTGGAAGCAGGGAGTAGACATTGGCGACAATGTAATGTTCGATGCAAAACTTGAGAAACCAGATAACTTTGATGGAACTTTTTATTACTACAAAAGACCAACTAAAGTTCAATTACTCAATCAAGTTAAGGAATGTGCCTAATGAAATCAATCAGATTACTCAAGTGGGGTGGTGGCTATGTCACCATCCCTACAGAAAGCATCAGAGGTATTATCAACAGCTACGAAGGTACTTTGATCTACACCACTGACAATGTGTACAAGGTCACTGCTTCTAAAGAAGAGATTGAAGAACGTTTAGTAAGGAGAGCATCGTGAATAAACCAGATATCAATATGAACCAACAACCAATAGACAGGATAGTGCAACTTTTAAATCTAGGTTTCTCTGAAAAAGATGTTTACCTAGATATGTTAAAGCATTGTTCTCTATCGCTAGATACAGAATTAAAAAAAGAATCAATGAGATATTTGATTACACAAACAAACAAGATGAATGTGTTTGCAACAGGAGAGCATCATGAACACATCTAACCACAAACTATATTTCACCTCTAGCAAAGGTGTAGTGCAATGGGATTGGAAGGGTGAGAACTTACCTAGTGACAATCCTAGTCCTAAGTACAAGGCATACAACCATCAGTGGTACGTGCCTAAGAAATCAGAATTCACAATCATTAGTGACTTGCCTGCAACAGATAAGCAGCAAGTCAAAGATGAACTGTGGGCATCTCTGGAAGCTGAGATTGATTACATGAAGGCTATCAGGAAAATCCACTTAACTAACCATAAAAACAATAAGGGGGTTTAACATGGTTAATTTTATATTAGGAATAATTGCAACTTTGGTTGTACAAAAGCTGTACCAAGCATACAAAATTAGACGTAGGCATTATCTTGCTTGGAGATATGTGCCACATCAATACAGGATAAAAGGATGATAGATGATCAAGTAGTAGCGGTGCTTACTCTCTTGTTATTCATTGGCACAATATTTTTTATGGTGCAGAAATAATGGGCGAGAAAGAAGGTAAGTTAACTAGAGACGATAGAGCAAGTGCAAGTGGTTATTCTCAACTTAAAGGCAATAGTCCTTATGGTACACGACAGGAATATTTACATAGAGCCATTAGGGCTAGCGAAGGAGAGAACGTGAGAGAGGAAATAGATAATGATTCAGTTAATATAGGTCATTTCATGGAAGGTCATATCATTCGCTATGCATGTGAGAAGCTAAATCTCAGGGATGTGAAAACGGAGTTTGGTCAGAAGTTTGAGCATCCCTTCTTCCCTGTTGAATGTTCTTTAGATGGAACTGCAATCGCAGATGATCTGACGTATGTAGAGAATCCAGATAAAGGAGTTTACATTCCAGAAGGTGATGAAATTCACTTAGATGGCATGGGTGTTATTGAGTGCAAGCTGACAAAAGCATATCCACCGCAAGACGGTAAACCTGCTATTTGGAGAGGATGGGAGCAACTCAAGACTCAGGTCGAATGTGTTGGGTGCAACTGGGGTGTCTTAGTTGTCTTTTATCATATTCAACCTGTGATGCATTGTTACTTCTATCAAAGAGACCCTGCTTTTGAAGCAGAGCTGAAAGAAGTTGTAGAAGACTTTCAATACAGAGTCGATACCAAGACTTACTATGACCCTGTAACCTCTGATGATGCATGGTTGAAGTATCAGAAAGTTATTCCAGATGAGGTGGCAGAATTGCCTGCTACAGCGATTAATTTATTGGCTCAGATAGAAAGACTAGATGAGAACATAAAAGCATCGCAGGAAGCACGAGATGCTCTGCAGGCTACGGTCATGGATATGATGGGTAATGCAGAGAAAGCTGTTGCAGGTGAGTACGAGATCTCATGGGGCAACATTAGGTACAAGGCACAACCTGAGAAGTTAGTGGAAGCTAAACCAGAAAGGATTGTGAGACGTAAGAATATTAAGTTTAGAAGGGTAGCAACGTAGGAGATATGTATATCTTGAAGGAGAGTTTTGTTGCTACCCAAATTTTATTATATACTCAGTAAAGGAGAGTTTTATGGATACTGAAAAAGAAAATCAAAATAAACAAGTTGACAACAAGGATTTGAGGGCAGTCTGGATTGAACCAGATGTCCATGATCTTTTGTGGCAATACAAAGTTAAGAATCGTAAGAAGTCTATCGGTGAAGTTGCAGGGCATTTCATCAAGCTAGGTATTTGCAATGAGGAACTTGGGAAATGAGTGAGTACACAGACGAAGTGGCAAGACAAAGACTCAAGATAAGAGTTGAGAAATGGCGAAAAGGTGTTAAGAGCATTTACGCTGAAGCAACTCCTGATGGTTCTATGATGTCAGTTACTTATAACGATGATTCCGTTAAAAGAATAAATGAAGATGGTACTGAGAGTTACACAACTTCACCACATGATGAAGATAGATTGGTTATGATGTTTGCAGAAGGAGAATCAACGCTGTGGTAAATAGTAGAAATAAGGGTGCTGCATTTGAACGTAAGATTGTTTTAGCACTTAACATAAAACTCAAAGAATTAGGTTTTGAAGACAGAGTTAAGAGGAATCTATCACAGTATCAAACAAAAGGCGAAGCTGACATTTACCTGCGGAACTTAGCAATTGAATGCAAGTGCTATGCAGGAGACCCAATCAACTTTGCTAAAGGCTCTTGGTGGTCACAAGTTTGTGAAGCAGCAGGAAACAGTCATACTCCAGTGCTTGTCTATAAGTACAATACTGGTCGTATTAAATATGTCATACCTGCTCATGCCATCTGTCCAGATGACAAGATGCCTAAAAATAACAACACGGTAATGTTTGGAGATTTTGATGACTTTCTCGAGTCTCTTAATGTTATATTACAGGCATGTACATAATGTATGACAATGCTTTTGAATTGTTTTGCCAACAGCGATATCAAAATTACTGTTTGGCTTGCGATATCATGGGAATTACTGAAATCGGTACGTACCATGATTGGAGAAACTCTAACATCGAATGGTTAGAGGATTTATATTTACAAAGTGAAGATCGTTTGCTTCACTAATCACTTAATAGGAGATATGTATGAGTGAAGATTTTTTCAGCAATGAAAGCAGCTCTGATGGCGGTTCTTTAAGATTCTTAAAGTATCTGGTCAAAGAGAAAATGTGGATGGTAGGAGAAGATTCTGTTGATCTTTCTTACGTTCAAGTTGATGTAGAAACTATGAAAACAGGTATCGGTAGATACTCAGGCGGTTATGAGTTTGAGTGGTCACCTGTATTTGGTTCTAGGTTATACAAAGACGGATGGTCTGATGCTGTTAGTGTTTGGCTAATGATTCATGGTGAAGATAAACCAGTATTGTTAGAGACTATGGCAGGACATCAGGTGAGAGCATTTAAGAGCATGTATGAGCAGATCAGAAATGATTTTAGGGATAACCTTCCCAATCTACCTGTCTTCTCTTATAAAGGCTCAGAGACGTTTAAAACCAAAAGCGGTTATGACAGTGCATCACACACATTTAAGCTAGAAGGCTACAAACCAAGAAAAGACGGTTTTGTTGTGCCAGAATGGTTTAAAGAAGAAGCAGCAGTTGATGCTGAGGTAACGAAGACAGAGGAACTTAAATCAGAAGACATTCCATTCTGATGACTAACGAGGACTGGGCATCAATAGCTAGACCTGTTGCCTTAGAAGTATTAGGCGAGCCTACATCCGAATCATCTTCTGAGATGAGATGGAATAAAAAGGGCAGCATGTGCTTGAATAAGGACACAGGTCAGTTCTATGATTTTGAAAATCGTGAAGGTGGCGGTACTCATTGGTTTCTTAATAAGTTTGACGTAGATGTGAAAGAAACGTTAGATAGATTTGGTTTTAGTGATGTGGGAGAAAATTTAGGCACTACTTATTTTTTCCCTTCTCAAAAGGTGTCTAAACCTTCCGCATCACTATCCTCAGAAGAGCTGAGAAAGCTCTGGACTGAAGCGGTAGTTAAGATCAAGTATGCAGACAATTTTATTGTCCTCAGATTCCCTGAAGGGCATAAAAGAAGTTATCAAAAATATTGTCCATTTAGTAAACAAGAGAATGACCAATGGCTCATGAAGAGACCATCTGGAAAATTGCCTTTATATCTAACACCTAACAGAGATGCGACACTACCTGTCGTATTGGTCGAAGGTGAGAAAGCAGCAATCGCTGCAGAGAAGATATATGAAGGGCAAGTAGCTTGTCATCATGGTGGTGTTAGCGGATGGAGCAAAACAGATTGGTCACCGTTGTTTGGTAGAGATGTATTTATTTTTCCAGATAATGATGATGCAGGTTTTGGATTTGCTAACGATATTGGTACTTATCTAGAGACACATAAATGCAATGTTTGGAAAGCTAAACCACCTGTTGAATTAAATGAGAAAGAAGATCTGCATGAAGCATTAGAAAAAGGCATCTTTAGCAGTTCTGATGTGTTTGTGAATTATGTCAAAAGCAATCCATTGCAAAGACCTAAAGGAACTTTCTATTTAGAACGTGCTGATAAGCTAATGTCAGAAGTAGACCATCCTGAATGGTTAATCAAGAATGTGGTTGAGAGATCAAGTCTCTTGGGCATATTTGGTAAACCTAAAGATGGTAAGTCTTTTGTGGCTATCGCAATGGCAGCATCTATTGCTAAAGGCTCTAATTATTACGGTTATGAGACAACTCAAGCACCAGTAGTTCTGTTAGCAGGTGAGGGTCTCAGAGGAGTTAAGCGTAGACTTGCTGTATATTCGCAAGAAATGCATGATCTAAGCGGTTGTCCTTTATTCTTGTCTAACAGAGGAACAAGAGTTCTGGATGATGATGAGTTTGAGAAACTAAAGCAAGAGCTAGACTTGATTGAAGCAAAACAAGGCTCAATCGGATGTATTATTTTCGACACCTTAAACAGAAACTTCGGTAGTGGCTCAGAGAACTCCACAGAGGACATGACTTTGTTTATCAGTAGGTTAGATAGCCTTATTCATAAATACAACGCTGCGGTGATCGTAGTGCATCATACAGGACATAATAACTTTGGCAGACAAAGAGGGTCATCTGTTCTTGGTGCATCTATGGACTATGAGTTTAAGGTCACGAGAGAAGATAGCGGTGGTGATATGTTTGTAACTGTTGAGCAGACCCTTAATAAAGATGGTATGGGCATGGCTACTATGGACTTTAAGTTTGTGGAAGCTCAGATAAATGGTTTTGACGGATTAACATCTGGATATTTGGAACTTACGGAAGATAAACCTGAAATCAAGAAGTCTATGAATGCAGCTCATGCAATGATAGATAAAGCACTTACTAATCTTGCGACACTTAAGGTCGTAGCAGATGGTGGTGCTTCAGAGGATTACTGGTTTAAGCCAAGTGATCTAACAGGCAAGGTTAGCAAGGTTAGAGGTGAAGGCATTATGTCTGATGGCAATATTAGGACTTATTTAAGCAAAATGAAGGAGTCTGATGATATATGTCATGACCCTAAAACTGACACTTATCAATCCATTCAATACAAAAGAAAGGTCGATTTTGATGAAATTAACTAATAATTTACTGCATAAAACTGCATATAAACTGCATAAAACTGCATATAAATTATCAATTTTTCCGCATATTTCTGCATATATACCCTTAGGGTATATGCAGTATGCGGTAAATAATGGGCAGTAAACTTTATGCGGAAGAAAAATACAATATTAGAAAAGAAAGAATTTAGTCCTCATGTTCTGAGACTGATAAAAGAGTACAAACAACAGGAGATTAATCTTCTGAATCTATGGGGCAGTGAAGCAAGAGTTCTATCGCTTGTGTCTAACGAATTACGTCTTAAATTTAAAAAGGCACGTGATTTATACGGAGATGCCTATAACTCAAAAGACGATGCCAAGATGCTTGAAATGATCAATATGATGAAACGTGCTTTTGATGTTTTGATTAAAGATCTAAGAGATCAGGGCTATCGAGAAGTAGAAGCTGATATCAGATGCTTTGATTGGGATGGTGATCTCTGGTATGTAACAGATATGGATTATCAATTACCAAGAGCAAGAGCAACAACTGGAGACCCTAATGGAAATTACATTAGCATTCAGGAACTATTGCGAGCTGTACCAAAAGAGATGATGGATATGAGACTGTTGTTAGCAAAACAATTTGAAGGCAGTAGCTTTCAGTATGTGAAGACAATCAAGGATAATAATGGATAGTTTTGACAGAGACCTTTATGCAGGACAAAGCGTAGAGGATATGTTGTTAGAAAAACTGAGAAAGAAGTATCCCCAAGCTGAAAGATTTGAGGGCAAGTGTAAACCATTCGATATTTATATTCCTGAAACAAACATTTATCTAGAAGTTAAGTCAGATCAAAAGAGTCAGCATACAGGCAACATCGTTATCGAAGTTGAGATGTTTGGTAAACCATCTGGACTCAATGCAACTAAGTCTGATTACTGGGTCATCTATACAGGACAAGAGTGGTTATGGTTAAGACCACAAAGAATCTGGGAATGTGTATCAGTCAATATGCTTAAACCAGTACAGTTTATTGGGAAGGGAGATAGTACCGCTAAGACAGCATACTTAGTTCCTTTAGATTTATTGCAACAATACAAGGAGAAGAAATGACAGGTAAAGGAGACAGACCTAGAAAGATTAAAGATCGAAAAAGGTTTGATGATAACTGGGATAAAATATTTGGTAACAAGAAAGACAAATCTAAGAAGGAGAAGAAATGAAGAAAGACATGGTTAATCATCCACCGCACTACAACAATGGTGGCATTGAATGTATTGATTACATAAAGCAACAGTTAGGCTCAGGCTTTAAAAATTATCTGATTGGTTCTATCATTAAGTATATTCACAGACATGAATATAAAGACCAGAACATTCAGGATTTACAAAAGGCTAGATGGTATCTGGATAAGCTGATAGAACATTATGAGAACTTATGAAACAAAAGAAGACTATTGATTTAGATTATAAATGGCTCAAGAAACAAATTGACTCAGGCAAGTCGTCACATGATGTGGCTAACAGTTTGGATATTAGCAAGAGTAGTGTGCTTAGATATGCAGATGAGTTTGGTCTTAAGTTCAAAGGTAAGTCTCATTGGAGAAAGATATGACAATGCAGATTAACGTTAAGGCTAACACCAAAGAGGTTGCTAGGAAGCTCAGTCTATTTCAAAAGAAACATCTACCAAACATAGTATCTGATGCATTGAATGAGGTAGGCACAGATGCAGTCAATGCATTAAGAAGTCAGTTCGCCAAGAAGTTAGACAGACCTAAACCAGACACTGTTAAATCACCAATACTCTTTAAAGCAAAACCTAAAGACCTATCTGCATTGGTATTCATTAAAGATAGGTGGAATAAAGGTAAAGCACCTGCTGAATATCTTGAGCCAATGCTAGAGGGCAGCACACGTCTACCAGAGAAGAACTTTGTTGTAACACCTAGAGACGTAACCAAGACTAATAAGTTTGGTAACATCACAGCAGCACAGCGATTGAAATACTTTGAAGATAAAGAGAAGTATTTTGTTGGTGTGCCTAAAGGATATCCTCAAGCTAAGTACGGTGTCTGGGAGAGATACGGAAGAGGTTCAAAAGGTGATACCAGTGGCTACAGAATTAGGAAGGTAGTCAACCTAGCCAAGTCACAACGCTTTGCCAAACGCTTTGACTTCTTTAAGACAATCAATGGAGTCGTTAAGGCTAAGATGGATAAGGCATTAGACAGGAATATGAAGCGTTATGTTAGATAGCTATAGACCCCCATGCATAGGTTCTTTTAGCGTACCTCATATGGGTTATTCGCGAGGTCAGAATTTTCCTAGTGTCAGTCGGTCTCAACTAGGGTAATTAGAGCAACGTATGGCTACACAGAGAGAAGTTGCTGAACATTTGGACTTATCAGTTAAAAGGGTCTCAGAACTCATTAGAGACGGTATTTTGCCCTCTAAAATGGGTAAAAGTCCGCTAAATATGGATGTTTGCAGGATTGCTTACATTTCTTACCTTAGAAAACTGGGTGGATACCATAAAAGATCTGGTACAGGCGATATTGCAGAAGAAAAGACCAAACTTACCGCAGCTCAGGCAAGAAAGGCAGAATTAGAAGTAGAGCAGTTAGAAGGAAATCTTATTCCTGCTCAATTGGTACAGGATACATGGGTTGAGTATGTATCTAACGCTAGAGCAAAGTTAATAGCTTTACCCACAAGAATTGCACATCAAGTAATCTCTGTGGATAACTATGCTGAAGCAGAACAAGTCATCAAGGAGAGAGTTCACGAAGCATTGGATGAACTAGCAAACAATGGAATACCTAAGAAATATAGAAAAGGTGATACAGGAGACGAACCAGATATGGGCAGCTCCACCGAATCTCAAGATTAGTTCTTGGGCAGATACCTACCGCAAACTTTCACCTGAAGCATCTGCTGAAGCAGGTCAGTGGAGAACTGATAGGGCAGAATATCAAAGAGACATCATGGATTCATTCTGTGACCCTAATATTGAAAGAATTGTGGTCATGACCTCAGCACAAGTCGGCAAAACGGAGATTCTGCTAAACTCCATTGCATATTACATAGATCAAGACCCATCACCTATGCTTATAGTGCAACCTACCCTTGCTATGGGTCAGGCATTCTCAAAAGACAGACTTGCAGCAATGATTCGAGACACAGAAAAGATCAGAGACTGTGTAAAAGACTCAAAAAGCAGAGATAGTGGCAACACAACTATGCATAAGAAGTTCGCAGGCGGTAGTTGTACTATCGTTGGGTCTAATTCGCCAAGTGGATTGGCTAGTAGAAGTATCAGAATCCTCTTAATGGATGAGATAGACCGTTGGGAAACTTCTGCAGGAAGTGAAGGTTCGCCAATATCTTTGGCTATTGCTAGAACCAAGACTTTCGCAAATCGCAAAATCTACATGTGTAGCACACCAACTATCAAAGGATTATCAGCAATTGAAGCTGCATTTGAGGAATCAGATAAACGTTATTACTACGTTCCGTGTCCAGAATGCCAACATATGCAAGTTTTGAAATGGAAAAACGTAGTCTGGGAAGAAGACAAGCCTGAAACTGCTACTTATGCCTGCGAAGAATGCGGTTCAGTCATTGAAGAATCTAAAAAGCAATGGATGATCAAGAATGGTGAATGGAGAGCAACAGCAGAAAGTTTCAAAACAGCAGGATTCCATATCTCGGAGCTTTATTCTGTTTGGTCAACTTGGGGTCAGATGGCTAAAGCATTTCTTGAGTCTAAAAAGAATCCAGAAACATTAAAGACGTGGGTCAATACAGCTCTTGGTGAAACTTGGGAAGAACAAGGAGAAGCTGTTGAGTATGAAACACTTCTTGAGCGTAGATTGAACTATGATCACACCTCAGTTCCAGAAGATGTTTTAATTTTGACTACTGGTGTTGACGTTCAGAAAGACAGACTGGAATTACAAACTGTTGGATGGGGTAAAAATTATCAAGCATGGGTCTTGGATTACAAGATTCTTTGGGGAGACCCAAATGCATTTAATGTTTGGAACGATTTAGACGCTTATCTCAAGAAAAGATTTAAAACTGAAAACGACAGAATGATTCCTATCTCTTGTTGCACCGTTGACTCTGGTGGTCATCATACTCAAAGAGTTTATGAATTCACTAAAGCAAGACAGGGTAGAAGGGTGTTTGCAATCAAAGGTTCAAATCAAACTGGTAAAGCAATTGCAAATAGACCTACTTTTGTTGGTAAAAATAAAGCTGTCCTTTATCCAGTTGGAACTGACACAGCAAAAGAAGCAATTTTTGCAAGATTATCTACCGACAAAGAAAATACAACGCTAAATTTTTGCTCAGATCTAGACGAGGAATACTTTAAGCAGCTCACAGCAGAAAAAAGAATCACAAAGTTTGTAAGAGGAAGAAAAACACTTGTCTGGAAACAAATTAGACCAAGAAACGAAGCATTGGATACATTGGTTTACAATTTTGCAGCTATCTACATCTTGAATCCCAACTTTGACATCATTGAAGAGAAAATACTGACCAATGAATCAAAACCGCAAGAAAAACAGGAAAATAGACCAAAAAGACCTATAAATAGACCAAATTTCGCTACTTCTTGGAAATAATCTTGACATTTCCCATATAGACCATAGTGTTTTATGTGGATATATCTAACTTAAATGAGGTTTTTGTTTGGCTAACAAATTTGATTCAACAAATTATCCTACTCAAGTTCCAAGCGAATTACAGCTTGGGGATTTCTGGGCATGGAAAAGAGATGATCTTGCTAGTGATTATCCAGTAGCAGATTACTCATTATCTTACGAATTCAATTTAATTGATGGTGCAACTGCATCTAATTTTACTTTGACTGCAACAGAGTCAGGAGATGAATACATAATCTCAACCTCAAGCACCTCTTCATACGCTAAAGGCAACTACAACTGGATTTCTTACATCACTAGAAGCTCAGACTCAGCTAGAATTAAATTAGAAGAAGGTTTTGTAGAAGTACAAGATAATTATGCAACCACTTCTGCTTCAGTTAGAAGTCATGCAAAGAAAGTTCTAGACGCTATTGAAGCTGTGATTGAAAATAGAGCAACTATGGATCAGCAATCCATGAGCATAGCAGGAAGATCATTATCGAGAATGTCTATCAATGAACTTTTAACATTTAGAGATAGATATAAGTCAGAATATTTACGAGAAGTTAAAAGAGCTAGAATTAAAAATGGTCGTGGCTCTGGAAACACAATAAAAGTTAATTTTGGACACAACGTCACAACACCTAAGAGTTATAAATAATGGCATGGTATAACAACATCTTTAATAGAACTGAAGTCAAGGCAAAAAAACGTCAAGCCTATAGAAGATCTTATTCTGGTGCTAATGCAGGAAGATTGTTTGCAGATTTTTTAACTACTTCCACCAGTGCTGATGCTGAAATAAAAGACAACATACGAGTCCTTAGAGACAGAGCAAGAGAGTTAGCAAGAAACGATAGCTATATTGCTAGATACTTAAATCTGATGGTGTCTAATGTTATCGGTAAGCATGGCATAAGAGTTAGCTCTAAGGCGAGACTAGATGACCCTGTTAACATGGGTAAGCTAGACCTAAGAGCTAACCAGTCCATTGAGGAAGCATGGAACGAATGGACAAGATTAGGAAATTGCACAACTAACAAAAGACTGACTTTCCTAGATTGTCAGAAAATATTTATTGAATCTCTTTGCAGAGATGGTGAAGTTTTAATCAGAAAAATAAAAGATCTCAAATCACCTTTTGGTTTTAGAATTCAGTTCTTAGAAGCAGATCATCTGGATGAAAATAAAAATGATTACTACAAAGAAACTGGCAATCGTATCAAGATGGGTGTTGAAGTAGATAAGTTTGATACACCTGTTGCCTATCATCTCTACAAAGATCATCCTTACGAAAGAACCTATCTCAACAAGAACCAACACATTAGAGTTCCTGCTGATGAAATCATTCATGCTTTCTTACCACAAAGAGCAGAGCAGACTAGAGGTGTATCTTTAGTTGCAACAGCTATGTCTAATGTAAAAATGTATTCAGGCTATATGGAAGCAGAGGTCGTTGCAGCACGTGTTGCAGCATCTAAGATGGGATTCTTTGTAAGTCCAGATGGTGACGGTTACGTTGGTGACGGAGAATACGAAGACGGATTCAGTCCTACCATGAATGCTCAGGCAGGTGTCTTTGAGCAACTACCTGCAGGAATGGACTTTAGAGCATTTGACCCAAATCATCCTACATCTGCTTTTGAATCATTCACAAAAACTGTGCTTAGAAGTATCGCATCTGGTTTAAACATTTCCTATCATTCACTTTCTAACGATTTAACTTCTGTGAACTACAGCTCTATCAGACAAGGAGCTTTAGAAGATCGCAGCATGTATCAGATCTATCAACAATTTGTAATCGAACACTTCATTGAGCCAATATTCAGATCATGGTTAGAAATGGCAGTTTCAACAAACTACATTAAACTTCCTGTTTCTAAAGTTGATCAATTTGCTAATGCGGTAACATTTATTCCAAGAAGTTTTGCTTGGATAGACCCATTAAAAGAAATGCAAGCTAACGTGATTGGGTTACAAAATGGAACACTTACTTATTCTGATATTTCTGCTTCTTACGGAAGAGACACAGAAGAACTATTTGAACAACATCAAAAAGAAATAGAGTTAGCTAAACAATATGATATCGAATTAGCCTATCAACCATTCGGTGCAAAACTTCCTGTAGAAGCAAAGATACAAGGTGGAGATGACGATGAGCTATAAACCAACTGAAGGTATGGTGACTGAAGCTCAAAGAGGTTTAGATTGGCGTAGAGAACATGGCAGAGGTGGTACTGAAGTTGGTATTGCTAGAGCAAGAGATATTGTTAATGGCAAAAATCTTTCTGAATCTACCGTTAAAAGAATGTATAGCTTCTTTTCAAGGCATGAAGTAGATAAGCAAGGCGAAGGATTCTCACAAGGAGAAGACGGATATCCATCTAACGGAAGAATTGCTTGGGCATTATGGGGCGGTGATGCAGGTTATTCTTGGTCAAGACAGATTGTTGAAAGATTAAAGAAAGAAGACGAGAGAATGTACGAAGCTAGACCATATCCCAACGAACATGCAGCAAGAATAAATAATCCAGATAAATACGTTGAATTTGCAAGAGACAACGATGAATTTGGTTCAGGCATACACGTTATTTATGGAATATTAGAAGATCGAAGCTCAGAAGTTCAATCAATAAGATTCGATTCAAGCAAGTTCACACCAGATGAAGCTAAGGCATGGCTAGAAGAGCATGATTATAATTATATTGAGTTTGAAGAAGCTATTGAAGAAAAGGCATTATCTGATAAATTAGAAGAAGGCACACTATCAACCGACAAGGAGTTAACAATGGATAGTAAACAAGATAGACATATTCTTGAAGTGAATGAGACCGATGACTCTGTTGTTATCTCATTTGCTAAAGAACACAAAGATGATATAGAAGAATCTGAGCCAGTAGAAATAGTGGATGAAGAGAATTCTATGCATGAGGAAGAAGAGAGAAAAGTAGTTGATCTTATGAGATACAGAACTATTGATCTTTCCAGAGCTGATCATATTGATGAAAAAAATCGTAGGGTCAGAGTTGGTGTATCTTCTGAATCACCAGTAGATAGAAGTTTTGGAAGAGAAGTCTTAGGACACAGAGCAGAAGATATTGACATGGAATTTATGTCAAGCGGAACTGCTCCTTTTCTATTAGATCATGATATGACCAAGCAAATTGGTGTTATCGAAGAGTTCAAACTAGACGAGACTGCTAAGAGGACAATTGCAGTAGTAAGATTTGGAAAATCTGCTCTTGCTCGAGAAGTGTTTGAAGATGTAAAAGACGGAATTCGCATGAATATATCCGTTGGATACAAAATAAATAAAATGGAACGTGTCAGCGATGACAAAGGAGACTACTACAGAGCTAACTGGACACCTTTAGAGGTAAGTTCAGTTGCAGTACCTGCAGATCAGTCAAAAGCTGTCGGAGTTGGTCGTTCTGAAACTAACCTTAATTTCAAACAGGAAATAAAAATGGAAAAAGAAATTAAACAAGATATTAATCTTGACGAGGTTAGATCTAAAACTGTTGAAGAAGCTAAAGCTGAGTTCAAAAGAAACTCTAAAGAGATCATTGATCTAGCTGTTAGACACAACAAAAGAGATCTAGCTGATAAAGCAATTTCTGAAGGTATTTCTGTGGAAGAATTTAGAGGTGTCCTCTTAGAGAATATCGCTAATGACAAACCATTAGAAACACCATCAGATATAGGTATGACAGCTAAAGAAGTCAAAAGATTTAGCGTAGTAAAAGCTCTTAGAGCTTTAGCTAATCCAACTGACAGAAAAGCTCAAGCAGATGCAGCATTTGAATTCGAATGTTCAGAAGAAGCTGCTAGACAAAATGGAACAACTGCACAAGGCATCATGCTTCCTGCAGACGTTCTAGCTCAATGGGGTCAGAGAGACATTAACTCTTCTGATGATTCAACCTTAATCCCTCAGGATTTCAAAGGTGGAGATTTCATTGACGTTCTAAGAAACCAATCTTCAGTTATGGCTGCAGGTGCAACTATGTTACGTGGTCTTCAAGGCTCTGTAGTTATACCTAAGAAAACTGCTGCTTCTAGCGGTGGTTGGATTGCTACTGAAGGAAACGCTGCTTCTGAATCAGAGTTCACATCTGGAAGCGTAACCATGTCACCTAAAGTGATTGGTGCTTACACAGATGTTACTAGATTGCTTTTACAACAAAGCTCACTAGACATCGAGAACTTAATCAGAGATGATCTTACTCAATCAATTGCTATCGCTATTGACTTGGGTGCATTAGCAGGTTCTGGTTCTTCAGGACAACCTACAGGTGTCAAAAACACTTCTGGTGTTAACACAACTACATTTTCAGCAGCTAATCCAACTTTCGCTGAGATCGTTGGAATGGAATCTGCAGTTGCAGCAGACAATGCTTTACTAGGCAACTTGTCTTACATTTGTAAGCCTGCTGACTACGGCACATTGAAAACTACTTCTAAAGATTCAGGTAGTGGTCAATTTGTAGTTGAGCCAGATGGCAGAATGAATGGCTACAACGTAGTTAGATCAAATCAAGTTACTTCAGGTGATTTCTACTTTGGTAACTTTGGTGATCTATTAATTGGTATGTATGGTTCTCTTGATATCACAGTTGACCCTTACAGCCTATCTAACACTGGTTCTATCAGAATCGTTGCTCTTCAAACAGTTGATGTAGCAGTTAGACATGCTGTTAGCTTCTGTGTATCTAATGACGGTGCATAATAGTTAATGCTTACTTGGAATGGGGGGAGTAATCCCCCCATCTTAAATATGAAAAAATTTTTAATTACACAAGATACAGTGGCGAAAGGCGAAAGAGTCAGAGCAGGGGACGTGGTTGAACTTCCTGAAGACGTAGGTTATGAGCTATGTGCTTATGGCAAAGCTGCTCCACACATTGAAAAAGCTAAACCAAAAAAAGAAAATAGAAGCGTGGGTTTAGAAAGCTCAGAGGAAGCTCCTAAGAAAAGAGCTAAAAAATAATGCCACCTATCGAAAGTGCTGCAGATTTTACTTCTTATCTTGATACCACAACAGGACACGGAGTAACTGCAACATTTTTCGAGACTGGTGCTTTATGGGATGATTTCCCCTTAATAGATACTCTTGGTTTTATAGATGATGGGTTATCTGTTCTAATCAAACTTATCATTGACCAAGAATATTTCAGCATACAAGGTGAATCGGTTAATGTTGCAGGTCATCAACCTAGAGCAATCATTAAATATTCTGATGCACCTAATGTTTCACAAAACGACAAAATTGTTGTTGATGCAATTACCACAGATCAAGGTAATGTCTTAAAAGCACAAACAGAATTCAGAGTCAGAGTTGTCGAGCCAGATAACACAGGCATGGTTTCACTTGTGCTTGAGGAACAATAATGTCTCAGTTTAGATTAGAGACAGAAGCAGATATGAGTGCTTATCTTGATATCAATTATGGTCATGCAATCACTGCAACTTATACAAGAAACGATATAGATTCTACTATTAACATTATTTTAAATAATGAATACGTAGAACAAGAAGAAGGCATAGGAGTGGAAGCATTAAAACCTATTGCCTATTGCAGAACCGTAGATGCACCTAATGCATCTTACGGAGATACATTAGCAGCAAGTGCTGTTACTGATATAGAAGGAAACGTATTAAAAGCAGCACAAACTTATACGATAGTAAATGTGCAAACAGACAGAACAGGTTTTACAGCTATGGAGCTAGAGGAAGTATAAATGTCTCATGTAAGACAACAGATCAGAGAATACTTTGGAACTACATTAACTGGTTTAGCAACCACAGGTTCTAACGTAACTGAATCAAGGGTTTATCCTCTTGAAACATTACCTGCTTTAGTGATTTATACAAAGTCAGAAAGCTCAGAACCTATGGTTATAGGAACAAACAGAGTATTAATGAGAGAGCTAGAAGTTGCAGTAGAAGGCTATGCAAAAGCTACTACCAACTTTGACGATACTATTGATACAATATGCAAAGAGGTAGAAGAAGCAATATCGGCAGACGTAACATTAGGTGGTATTGCAAAAGATGTATTCATCAATTCTACTGAAATTAATTTTAACGGAGAAGGCGAAAAGCCTTTAGGTTACGTAAATATGACATTCTTGGTTCAGTATCATACTCAAGAACAAGATGTTGAAACAGCAGTTTAGGAGACAAACATGAAAATGATTAGTCCAAATGGAAAAGTTTCTATAGATGCTCATCCTTCTAAGGTTGAAGGTCTAAAGAATAAGGGTTGGAAAGAAGAAGCAATCCAAACAAAAATTAAATCTTCTTCTAAAAAGTCGAAAGACGAGGTAATTGAAAATGGCGACACATAAAGGTAGTGAAGGTGTTATCAAGGTTGGAGCTAACTCTGTAGCTGAGATTAGATCTTATTCTATAGATGAGACTGCTGATACTCTTGAAGATACTTCAATGGGTGATTCTGCTAGAACTTACAAGCCATCATTAACTTCTTTTACAGGAAGTATGGATGTGTTCTGGGATGAAACCGATACCAACGGACAGGGTGCATTAAGCATCGGTTCAGAGGTTACATTGAATGTTTATCCTGAAGGAGAGACATCTGGTGACACTTATTATACTGGTACAGCTATTGTCACAGGCGTTACAAGATCAGCTTCATTCGATGGACTTGTGGAAGCAAGCATATCGGTGCAGGGGTCAGGTGCATTAAGCGAAAGCACTGTTTCATAAGATGAAAGCAATAGAAAACGCTAAAAGACATTTTGATTCTTTAGGAATCAAGAAGATTGAAGTACCAGAATGGGGTGACGAAGGTCAACCATTAATTATTTATGCAAAGCCATTAACTTTAGCTGAGATGTCTAGGTTGCAAAAATTTGCACAAAACAACGATGTGGAGTTGATGGCTCATTGCATAATACAAAAAGCACTTGATGAGAATATGGAAAAAATATTTGATTTAGGTGATAAACATGACTTAATGCATCATGTGGATAAGGATGTTTTAGCTAGAGTAGCAGGAGATATCATGACTAGCACAACTCTGGAAGAGCAAGAAAAAAAGTAGCTACAGATAAGGAATTATTTGCTAAATACTATCTTGCAGAGCTGTTAAGCTGTACAGTTGAAGAGCTAGAAGAAAAAATGACCTTATCTGAATTTAACGGATGGATTGCATATATACAGGAAAAAAATAAGCAGTTAACAAATGGCAAGTAATTACAAATTAAGAATAACAGCAGAAGATCGCACTAAGGGTGCATTTGGTGCTGTTAATAAAAATCTTAATAAAATTAAAGGTGCTTTAGCTGTTGCATTTTCCGCAAGCGTAATAACCAATTTTGCAAGAGAAACCTTGCAATTAGCAGACACCATTGGAAAGGTTGCTGATTCTATTGGTGTATCAACTGACTTCTTACAAAAATATCAATTTGCTGCAGAGCAATCTGGTTTAACTCAAGAAGAGTTTAACAAAGGTATGCAGAACTTTACCAAAATGGTTGGTCAGGCACAGCTTAGAACGTCTGAAGCAGGCAGAACTTTAGAAAAATTAGGTGTACAAGTTAAAAATGCTGATGGTTCAGTAAGAGGTGCAGAAGAAGTATTTGTTGATTTATTTGAAGCCCTTGATGGCGTAGGAAGTCAATTTGAGAAAAATGCTATCTTAGCTGATCTCATGGGTAGAGCAGGTGTAAAACTTGCTGTGATGGGAGCTAGTGGTGCTGAAGCTATGAAAGAGTTAGCAGAGTCAGCAACAGGAGTTATACCAGAAAAATCTATTAGAGATGCTGAAAGATTTAACGACACGATGAATCAATTAAAGAGAGCTACTCTTCTTCCATTGCAAGGAGTGGTTATAGGAACTGCGAATGCATTTTTGGATTTATTAGAAGCGATAGGAATGCATACAAGATCTAAAACTATAATTCAGTTAGAACATGAGCTTGCTTCTCTAACAGAAAAAATTGAAGATTTAAGACCAGTAGTAGATAGATTAGGGCAAGAATTTAAAGAAACTGATGAAAGATATTTAAATAGTGCTTTACAGTTAGAAAGACTAGAGAAAAAATATGCAGAAGTTAATGCTAAATTAACAGAAGCAACAGATAAACAAGAAAAATATAATAGATTTGTTGCAGATAACACCATCATTTTGAATGAAAATTCAAATGCTCAAGACAGTATTAAGAACTCATTAGAAACATCTATTCCAACTGTTGAATTATTTGCAAATACTGTAGAAGGGAAACTTACATCAGCATTTGAATCATTTTTTGATTTTACAAAAAAAGAATTTTTAAATTTTAAAGACCTTGCGATGAGTGTTGCACAAGCGGTTATAAATGAATTAATCAAAGTGTTTATTATTGAACAGTTAGTGTCTTCAATAAAATCATCAATTATAGGAATACCAGATGGAATTAATGCAGATATAGATAGAATGTTAAGTTTAGATGGCGGTGGGTTCACTGGTTATGGTGCAAGAGCAGGCGGCTTGGATGGCAAGGGTGGATTCCCTGCAATATTGCATCCTAATGAAACAGTTATTGATCATACTAAACAACAAGGAATAAACGGAACTACTCAAGCTAATGTTACATTCAATATATCAACAGTAGATGCAAAAGGATTTGATGAATTACTCAAATCAAGAAAGGGCATGATTACAACAATGGTAAATCAAGCATTTAACTCAAGAGGAAAAATGGGGATAATGTAAATGAGTGGAACTTTCCCAACAGATATAAAACCAAGAGCATTACAATTACAGGACAATAGACCAACGCTTTTGAATCATGCTTCTTCTGGAAGAAGAGTTGTCAGAGCTTATGGGTCACAATATTTTACCTTATCGATAAGCCTTCCACCTTTAAACAAAGATGATGCAATGGATGTGTTTGCTTTTTTACAAAAACAAAAAAATGCTTTTGAAACTTTCTCTTATGAATATCCAACAATCAATAGAGGTGTTAACAGGGGTCAAACAGACATAACCGTTGATGGCTCTCATAGTGTTGGAGATTCAACAATCAATTTATCTGGGTTCGACACATCCACTAGTGATGTCTTAAAAGCAGGAGATCTAATCAAATTCAATGGTCATTCAAAAGTTTATATGGTGCAGTCTGATTTAAACTCAGACGGAAGCGGAAATGGCACTGTATTAATATCGCCTTCTCTTGTTGAAACTTTATCTGATACAGAAGCGGTAGATGTAGATCAACCAAATTTCACCGTCTATTTAGATGGCGATGTTTTATTTTCAACAGATGCTTCAGGATTTTATGATATAAGTTTTAATTTAAGAGAAGTGATAACCTAATGTCTAGATCATTATCATCAGGATTAATAACTCAATTACAACAAGACAATAACAATATTGCTTTTCTGCTTGAGTTAAATTTATCCACAATCTATAGAATCACAGACCATGCTTTTGATGTAACTTATAATTCTAATTCTTATACCGCATCAGGAGAGTTAGTTACGATTGGAACTACGCCTGAAACTGGTGAGCTTAAAGTTGATGAAGCAACTATAAGATTAAGCAACATTACTTCAACTTTTAGAACAATTATTGAAGCTGAAAACTATATTGATAATAGCGTAAACATTTACTTAGCATTCTTTGATTCAAATGATTCTTTTGTTGATGCATTTACTTATTTTTCTGGAAACATACAAAAAGCAGAAATCACTGAAAGCAAAAATGAATCCTCATTAGATCTTATTGTTGCGAATCATTGGAACAACTGGAATCTAACTAAGGGAAGGCACTTTACTGATGAATCACAGCAAAATGTTTATTCTGGTGATAAAGGAATGGAATTTGCTCACATAACTAAATCAGACATTAGGTGGGGTAGTTAATGAATCCCCTGCAAATAATACAAGTCGTTCTTCTAGTTATCAGTGTTTTTACTGGTATCAAGGCTTATAGACAAGCACAAAAATTACAAAAAAGAGGGCAAGATATTCTTGCTACTAAAAACGCTGATGGTGGGAAAATACCTGTTATCTATGGAGCTAGAAGAGTTGGTTCAACCTTGCTATATATGGACACCGATTCTGGTAACTCAAAAGAACTATTTGTTGTTTATGCTTTAAGTGTTGGAGAAATTGAAAGCATAGATTTAGAAACAATAGAAATAAACGGAGTATCCATTAAAGATTCTAAAGTATTTAGGCAAGGATATTATGCAGGATATGACAGTATTGCTTCTGGTGCAGGCTCTTTATGTACAGCATCGCAAATAGGTGATGTGCAAGAATCTAATGCAGGTGGCTCAGGAACTGACCCTACAAAAAGATATAGAATGGTTTTTAATGCACACTTGGGAGCTGACGATCAAACAGCAGACCCAATGCTTGTTGCTTCGATATCTAAATGGACTTCAGCTCATAGATTAAGGGGAATAGCCTATATTGCTGCTTCTTTTGAATACGATACTAGAGGAATGTTTAGCAGTGTTCCAGAGTTAACTGTAGTTGTTAAAGGAAAAAAACTTTATGACCCTAGATTGGATGGTTCTATATCTGGTGGTTCTGGTAGTCATAGAATAGATGACTCAAGTACCTTTGAATGGTCAGACAATGCAGCTCTAGCTTTACTTGATTACATTAGCAATGATGAATACGGAAAAGGATTATCAGCTTCTTTAATTAATTTGCAATCATTTCAAACTGCAGCTAATACAGCAGAAACCCTAGTAGATGTTCCTGACTTTGGCGGTTCTTATTCTTCTGGAACTTTTAGTGGAACTTCTGGAAACAATTATCTTGATGTAGATTCAACAACTTGGAATAAAGTTAAGTCTGGAGAATATGTTTCTGTTAGAGATTCTGGAAGTAGTAACGAATTTACTGATGTTGCTGTTGTAGAAACACAACGATACACACCGCATACAGAAAGTCAGGTCAACAGGATTTTTGTTGATGGAACTCTAAGTTCTACCTATTCTTCTGAATCAGGGTCAGTGCTTGCTAAAGTAAAAAGATTTCATTGCAATGGTTTAGTTGATACTAATGAAAATGTTTTAGAAAACACTAGAGATCTATTATCAAATATTAGAGGTTTTTTAAATTTTGTTGATGGCAAGTACACAGTCTTAATTGAGGATACAGCTTCTTCTGCTTTTAGCATCACCGATGATCATATTATTGATGATCAAGGAATAAAGATAAGCTACGAAGATAAAAGCAGCAAATATAATAAAGTTGTAGTTTCTTTCTTTAATGGTCAAAAAAAATACGAAGCTGATACTGTAACCATTTATCACGATGCTTCGCCAAATTATAAATCAGACGATGGTGGGGAAGAATTAGAAGCAAAAGTAGAGTTTGATTATATTACCAATCCTTATATTGCTTATAACATTGGTAAGGCTATTTTAGGAAGATCAAGAAATCAAAAAACTCTTTCTTTCTTAGCTACTCCAGAACTTTATCAGTTAACGGTTGGAGATGTTGTAGATATTACTTATGCAGGTTTAGGTCTTAGCGGTCATCTTTTCAGAATTGAAGCAATAGATCTTCTGGATAATGGATTGCTAAACATACAAGCTATAGAGTATCTGGACATTTATACTTGGGATTCAGTTCCACCTGTTGAGAATGTTGGAGAATTACCAGATTTACCCACAGGTCTTGAAGCTAGACCGCCAACTAATTTAACCTTTACTGATTCAAACAGCTCTGCAACTGGTAGACCATTCTTGTCTTGGACTGCTGCAACGAATTATCCTGCAAAAGAATTTAGAGTAATCATAGAAGATTCTTCAAGCAATGAGCTGCATAACAGAATAGTAAGCAATGAATTTATTGATCTTAACTTCATTCCAGTAGGCTCTAATTATGTTGCTTTTGTTTCTTCTATCAATTCAATAGGCTCAGAATCCGATGCTGCAACTCTTACTTTTAGTGTAGGAATAGAGCCAGTTGCTACTGCTGATGTAAAAGATTCAGCTATAACCACAGTCAAGATTGATGATCTTGCGGTCACTAATGCGAAGATCAATGATCTTAATGCAACCAAGATTACAGCAGGCACGATAGACACAGCAAGATTAAATGTATCAGACATTATTTCTACAGGAAGCATTATCGTCAGTGGAGATAATGTTTCTTCTTTAACTAATGATTCTGCTTATATTAATGGTGGGCAGGTAAATACTAACGTGACTTCTATCTCAGGTGGTGCAATTACCACTGGAACAGTTGCAGCAGCAAGAATAGATGTTTCAGGAGTTATCTCAGCAGGAAGTATTATTGTTAGTGGAGATAACATTTCTACACTTACTAATAATGCAAACTATATTGATGGTACTCAGGTTAATTCAAATGTTACCTCTATTTCAGGCGGTGTTATTACCACTGGAACTATTAATGCGAACAGAATACAAATAGACAATGTAACTCTTGATACCGATGGTTCAGGCAATCTAATTATCAAAACAGCAGGGGTAGATACAACTCAACTAGCCACTGATGCTGTTACCACACCAAAACTAATTGACAGAGCTACTTCAGTATTTGCAACTGCGACAGGCAGTGTCGGATATTGGTATGTAGATAATTTAGCTCAAACAGCTATTGTTACTACAGGTGTATTTCAAGCACCATCTACTACAGGAAATACTTTTTTTGTAATAGGAAATACTTATATTAATGCTAACTCAGGAAGTTCTACTGCTGACTGGTGTGAGCTGCAAGTACAAAGAAGAAGTGCATCAACTAGCGGTGGTGTAAGTTCTGCTAGTTATTCAACCATTGCAACTATTAGAGCAAGGGGTGAAACAGGGGAAGCATTGCAGTCTATTATTGCTAACGATGCTTATACAGCAGATTATTATTATCAATATAGAGTAACGCTACAAACCAATGGAACTGGAGTGCTTTACAGCACTAGAAGTTATGGAATAAGTGGCATACAAGTTATAGTGAATTACAAATGATGAAGCAGATAAGTTGGTATGATTCAGAAGGCAATATAAAACATTGCCAAACAGTGCAAGAAGGTCTTGAGGATGCTTCTTGTCCTGAAGATGGTTTGCAATGGATAGAAGGACATCCTGAATTAATACAAAATTCTAAAGTTGTTAATGGTGAAATAGTTAATGGCAATAACGATTCTATTCTTCCAATATTAGAAGAATTAAGAATATACAGAGATCTTAGATTAAGAAGATCTGATTGGACACAAATGATTGATTCGCCTTTATCTGATGCAAAGAAAGCAGAGTGGGCAAATTACAGACAACAATTAAGAGATTTACCATCTCAATATACAGAGAATGACAATATTGATGATGTAGTGTTTCCTACACAACCAACATAAACTACAATAGGGGAAGAGGATTTTAAATGGCAACTCATGATTATAATATAGTAAACCAGACTGGTGCTAACTTTAGAGCAGATCTAAACAATGCTCTATCAGCGATATTATCTAATAATGCATCTGCTACAGAACCAACAACTACAGCAGCTTATATGCTTTGGGTGGATACAGGAAATAATCTGCTCAAAATGCGAAACAGTGCCGATAATGCATGGATTACTTTACCAGTATCAATAACTACCTCAAACACTGTAGATATTGATGGTGGCACAGTTAACACAATTACTTCTCTTTCTTTCAGTTCTGGTGAAACAGTTACAACCATTTTAGATGAAGACGATTTATCTTCTGATTCTGCTTCTGCATTAGCTACACAACAATCAATTAAAGCGTATGTAGATAGTCAAGTTACAGCTCAAGATCTGGACTTTCAAGGCGACACAGGTGGAGCTTTATCTATAGACTTAGATTCTGAAACTTTTACTATTGCAGGTGGCAATGGTATAGATACTAGCGGTGCTTTAAATACATTAACTATTGCTATTGATAGCTCAGTTGTAACTCTTACTGATACACAGACACTAACAAATAAAACTATAGATGCAGATAGCAATACTATTTCTAACTTAGAAGTAGATAACCTAAAATCAGGAGTTCTGGACACAGATCTCACATCTGTTTCTGCTTCAGACGATACTCTAGCTTCCTCTAAGGCGATTAAAACTTATGTTGATGCACAGGTAACAGCTCAAGATTTAGACCTCACAGATGGCACTACAAGCATTTCTATAGACTTAGACTCTGAAGAACTTTCTATACTTGGTGGCACAGGTGTTACCTCTACTGCTTCAGGCAATGGGGTTACTTTAGCTATTGGTCAAGATGTTGGCATAACTGCTGATGTTACCTTTAACACAGTTGCAGCAGATTTGACTGGAGATGTTACTGGTACAGTTTCTAGTATAGCCAATCATTCAACCTCAGATCTTTCTGAGGGTACAAACCTCTACTATACAACTGCAAGATTTGATTCTGCTTTTAGCGGTAAATCCACCTCAGACTTAACTGAGGGAACTAATTTATATTTTACTGATGCAAGAGCAAGAGCTGCTATAAGTGCATCAGGTGATTTATCTTATAATTCCACCACAGGAGTAATATCATTTACAGAAAGAACTGATGCAGAAGTCAGGGGATTAATATCTGCTTCAGGAGACTTATCTTATAACTCTACTACTGGAGTTATGTCATTTACAGAAAGAACTGATGCAGAAGTAAGAGGTTTAGTATCTGCTTCTGGAGACCTTTCTTACAATTCAACTACTGGTGTATTTAGCTTTACAGAAAGAACTGATGCAGAGGTTAGAGGACTTATATCTGCTTCTGGAGATTTATCTTACAACTCCACAACTGGAGTTATGTCATTTACTGAAAGAACAGATAGTGAAGTAAGAGGGTTGTTATCTGGTGGTACAGGAGTTACTTATAACAATAGCACTGGTGAAATATCTATTGGTCAGGCAATTAGCACAACTTCTGACGTTACGTTTAATGATGTCATAGTATCTGGAGACTTAACTGTTTCAGGAACTACTACTACTATCAACACTGAAACTATTAATCTTGCAGACAATATTATTCTCTTTAATTCTAATGCCACAGGAACACCTAGTGAAAATGCAGGCATAGAAATTGAAAGAGGAGATGCAACTAATAAAACTCTTATCTGGAATGAAACAGACGATAAGTGGACTGTAGGTTCAGAAACTTTTGTTGCAGGAACTTTTGAGGGCAATGTTACAGGAACAGTATCTAGTATTGCTAATCATGATACTGATGATCTTTCAGAGGGTGCATCTAATCTTTATTACACAACAGCTAGATTTGATTCAGCATTTAGCGGTAAAAGCACAAGCGATCTAACAGAAGGAACTAATCTTTATTACACAACAGCTAGATTTGATTCTGCTTTCTCTGGTAAATCTACCTCTGACTTAACTGAGGGTGCTAATCTTTATTACACAACTGCAAGAGCTAATTCAGACTTTGATACTAGACTTGCTACTAAATCTACTTCTGATTTAGCAGAAGGTGCTAACCTTTATTACACAGATGCAAGATTTGATACAAGACTTGCAACCAAGACAACCGACAATCTGACTGAAGGCTCTACCAATTTATATTATGCAGATAGTTTAGTAGATTCTCATTTATCTGGTGGAACTGGTGTTACTTATTCAAGCGGTACTATTTCTATAGGACAATCAGTAGGCACTGGTGATTCAGTTACCTTTGCAGGTGTTACTTCAGACTTTACTGGTGACATTGAAGGAGCAGTTAAATTTACTGCTAAAGCTGATGTTGCTTTAACTAAGGGGCAAGTAGTTTATATCTCAGGTATCTCAGGCGATGTGCCAACAGTTAATCTAGCAGATGCAGATAATGCTTCAGCTATGCCTGCTTTTGGTTTGGTTTATGCTAATGCCAATCAAAATGCAGAAGTTGAGATTATCACTTTTGGTTCTCTTAGCGGTTTTGATACCTCTTCCTTTACAGTTGGAAAAACAGTTTATGTATCTACTACCGCAGGTGCTTTAACTACTACCGCACCTACAGGCGAAAGCTCACTAATTCAAAACATAGGTATGGTACAAAGATCTCATGCTTCCGCAGGGATTATTAAAGTAGGTGGTGCAGGAAGAACTAATGCAACACCTAACCTAAACTCAGGCAAGATCTTCTATGGTAATGGTTCAAATCAATCTGTAGCTACTACCCTAGATACAAGCATAGTTCCTGAGAATACTAACCTTTATTACACTGATGCTAGATTTGACACTGCTTTCAGTGGCAAAGATACAGATTATTTAAGTGAAGGAGTAAGCAACCTCTATTTCACCGATGAAAGAGTAGATGACAGAGTAAGTAATTTACTGGTTGGCGGAACTGGAATTACAGTTACTTATAACGATGTAGCTAACACTTTAACCATTGATGGTTCTGCTCAATATGGCGATAGCGATGTAGAAAGTTATTTAGATAGCGGTACATCTACACCTACTTTTGCTTCTGCAATCATTTCTGGTGATTTAACAGTTGATACTTCTACTTTAGCGGTAGACAGCACAAATAATAGAGTTGGTATATTAGATGCAACACCTGCTGTTACCTTAGATGTTGGTACTGCTACTGATGCTATTTTTGTTCCTAAAGGAACTACAGCACAAAGACCAACAGGTGTAGATGGTTACTTCCGATACAATACAGACGATGCACAATTTGAAGGTTATGTTAATGGCTCATGGGGAGCTATTGGTGGTGCAGGTGGTAACTATTCTGCTTTATCTACAGATATTTTTTCAGGAGATGGGTCTACAGTAGACTTTACTCTTTCACAAAACATTACTGATGAAAATAATTTAGTTGTATTTATAGATGGTGTATTTCAAGCACATAATACTTTCACTGTATCTGGAACTACTTTAACATTTTCAACAGCTCCAGTAAGCGGTAGAGTTATTACTGCTTATGGAGTAAAAAACAATTTAGCAGCAACCATATCACAAACGCTCACAGTGATTGGTAGAAGTGCAAATGTAAATGTGGGCATAACAAGCGGAAACTTAAATGTGGAAGCAAGAAGCGGAACAATTAGCGTAGGAGTATAAAATGGCAGCAAGATTTCCATTAATCGTAGATTCATCTGGTACACCTGCTATTGAAGAAATAGCAAGTGGTGATGTTCTTGATTTATCAGGATGCCAAGTAAAATTAGGTAGTGAAGCAACTCTAACCGATGGTGCAACTATCTCATGGGATGTATCAACTTCGCCAATAGCGAAAGTTACTTTGGGTGGCAATAGAACATTGGCAGCACCAAGTAACGCTGTAGGCTCAGGACAATACATTTCTTTACTGGTCATTCAAGATGGAACAGGAAGCAGAACTCTAACATGGAACGCTGTGTATGAATTTACAGCAGACACAGCACCAACACTTACAACCACTGCATCTTATGGTGATCTATTCACCTTTAGATACAATGGTACTAAGTGGTTAGAAGTAGGCAGGAATCTAAATTTAGTATTGAGTTAATATGAGTTTATTA